AGCTCCGCTGCCGCCGGGGTCCCGGCCGCTGGTCGAGTGGCTGGCCGAGCCGAACCCGCCCCAGGGGGCGGTGGACGCCGCGACCTACATGCTGGGCCGCGGCGAGGACCTGCTGAGCCGGTGGACCTACTACTGGTCGCCCAGTGAGACCGTGGACATGCACCGGCGGGTCATCATCCCGTTCCTGCACGACGGAAATATTGTCGGCTGGACCGCCCGCATGATTGATAGGACGACGGATCCGCGGAAGCCCAAATACTACAACGGATTCAAACCAAAGCATTTTCTGTTCAACAATTCGGTTCTCACCCAACCGCACCGTAAATTCGTCATTCTGGTCGAGGGTCCGCTGGACGCGATTGCCATCGACGGCGTCGCCGTCATGGGCAAAACCGTGACGGTTGAGCAGGCCCAGTGGCTGCGGCAGAGCGGCAAGACCGTGATCGTCCTGCCCGACGGCAGCCCCGACCGCTCCGGCCTGATCGATTACGCCGCCCGGAACGACTGGATGGTCAGCTTCCCGTGGGCCTACCGCTCACCCGCCGACCGCCTGTGGGACAAGGACGTGAAGGACGCCGCCGAGGCGGTCCAGCGGTACGGCCGGGTCTACACCGTCCGGTCGATCCTGGAGCGGGCGTGCGACGATCCGACCAAGTTCAGAATGATGAAGGAGCGACTGCTGCGGCCGGCGTGAGGACCCCGATTTAACGGGACCACCAAGCATTATGGCGTACCAGGACAAGCAGCGGACCCTGCTGGAATACATGATCGCGGACGAGACGGCCTTCACCCGCTGCCGCTCGATGGTCCGGGATGTTTACTTCGACCCCGACTACCAGGGGGCCGTCCGCTTCATCCAGGACTACTCCGACCAGTACCGCTGCCTGCCGACGCCGAAACAGATCGAGTGCGAGACCAACGTCGTCCTGGTGCCGCCGGCCGAGACCAACGACAAGCACGCCGCGTGGTTCCTCGACCAGATCGAGCGGTTCTGCAAGCGGAAGGCCCTGGAGTCGGCGATTTTCTCCGGTCCCGACCTGATCGCCGACAACCGCTTCGGTGAACTCGAAGCCCTGGTCAAGGAGGCCATGCAGGTCGGCCTCCAGCGGGGCCTGGGGGTGTCCTACTACGCCGATCCCAAGGGCCGGGCGACCACGCTCCGCGAGCGGAACAAGGTCATGACGACCGGCTGGGCCACCCTGGACAAGGAATTGTACGGCGGTTTCAACCGCGGCGAACTGAACATCTTCGCGGGCGGTTCCGGGGCGGGCAAGAGCCTGTTCCTCCAGAACATCGCCCGCAACTGGTCGCTGCTCGGCCTCAACGTCGTCTACATCTCGCTCGAACTGTCCGAACTGCTGATTTCCAATCGGCTGGACGGCATGAACATGGGTCTCTCGACCAAGGACCTGTGGGGCTGCATCGACGAGGTCGATCAGCGGATCCGCAAGCTCGGCGAGACGGCTGGCGACATCACGGTCGTCCAGATGGGGGCCGGGACCACCGCCAATCAGATCCGGGCCTTCCTGCGGGAGCACGAGATCGCCACCGGTCTCAAGGTCGATGCCCTGGTGGTCGATTACCTCGACCTGATGGGGGCCAACAACGAGAAGATCGATCCCTCCGACATGTTCACCAAGGACAAATTCGTGTCCGAGGAACTCCGGGGTCTGGCGATTGAGTGGAACGCCCTGCTGGCGACGGCGTCGCAGTTGAACCGCTCGGCCGTCCAGGCCGAGGGCAACCACGACCACAGCCACATCGCGGGCGGCCTGTCGAAAATCAACACCGCCGACAACGTCATGACGATCTACGCCCCCGACGACCTCAAGGCCAAGGGGCAGGTCCGCCTCCAGTTGATCAAGACCCGGTCGTCGGGCGGCGTCGGCAAGAAAATCGTCCTCTCCTTCAGCCCGGCCTCGCTGGTCATTGCCGACTTCGCACCGGGCCAGGGTCCGACGGACGATGACGGCGGCCCCGATGACGCCTCGCTGCTGGACAAGATCAACAACATGCGAAACATCCGCTCCAGCATCGTGACCCGCACCGCCGCCGCGGCCCGCCCGCCCGGTGCCCCGCCGCCCCGCTCGGAAGCGGCCAGCCTGCACGCAACGCTGCGTAACCTCGGTAAGTGAGGAGCGGACATGAAAAAAAGCCGCCCCTGGCTCGGGGCGGCTGTTCCGGACGGGATGGCTGTCAGGCCGCGTCGGGGGTGCCGCCCGGTGTGCCGGCCGCGGGCGGGGTGCCGGCCACCGGCGTCACGGCCGGGGTCGTGGCCCGCACCTTGGCCTGGAGGGTGTCGAGCAGATCCGGGTGCTGCTCGATGACCTCGATCAGGGAGCCCATCAGGCCCATCAGGGTCTGGATCCGGGCCAGCGGCAGCCGCTCGCCGGATTTGAGGCCGTCCAGGGCCAGTTTCGCCGCGTTGGCGTTCTTCGGCATCAGGATCCGGGCCAGCCGCGACCCAAGCGAGGCCATCGCGATCCCGGCCGATTCGTTGGTCTGCTGCGGCATCATGCCCCGCCGCTTGGTCGGGTGGAGGATCTGCTCCAGGCGGATCATCACCGAGCGGTCGTTCTGGGCCGCCATCAGCAGCTTGCGGAACTGGCCGAGCAGAAGATCCTTCATCTCCAGGGTCAGGTGCTGATCCATCAGGAACCGCCGGATCCCGATGGCGACCTGACTCTCCTCCTGGGTGGTGTCGGCGAAGACGCGGGCCAGCCGGATGTAGTTGATCCGGTCGTGATGCTCGGGCGGGATGCTGTCGGCCGGCAGGGTCTCGGCCGGAGCAGCGGTTCCGGTTCGGGGGGCTGCGGGCCGCGGCCCGGCCGCCGGGGCACCGTAGAGTTCTCCCAATACTTCAATGAATTCGCGAACAGTCTTGCGATTTTTTGTCATTTGATCTCTCCAGGCCCATGAATTGGCGTGCGGTTATTTATTTCGGACGAAGTCAAAGACTAAATACCGCGAGACTGACAATCGCCGATTTGTATCTGGCCCTGAAAATGACTGAACCGACACGACAAGAAATTCACGAGATGCGTCAGTATATGACCGTCGTCGAACCCCGGCGGGAAACCGGCCCGCGGCTGGTCCAGCCCCTGCCGGCTGCCCGGCGGGTGACGGCGATCACGGAGCATCTGTATCAGCACCTCCAGCGGGCCGATGCCGACGACCTTCACGAAGGTCTCGGCAACCGGGTCGAGGCGGTGCTGACGGTCCAGGTGATCGATGCATTGTACGAGTCGCTGCGGGCGGGGGATGACCAGCAGGTCGTCGCCTTGTCGCGTCCCTTGTTCGAGCGGCTGGAATATTGCACGCCCGAGCAGATCGCCGCCATCCTCGGTCGAAACGGCTTCCGCGGACAGGAACTCGATGTCGCCGGTCTGGTCGGCATGTTGGGAGAGGCTTTGGCCGATCTCGACGGCCGGCCTCGGCCGCGTCCGGGGGATACGCGGCAGCCCTTCGACGACCTCATCGGAGATTTGGCAGTGCTGGTAACCGAGTGGTCGGGTCCCCAGTCGCTCACCGAAGGCCAGGATCGCGGCACCGCCGCCCCTGACTGTGCGGAGCGGTTGCGGACCCTGCTCGGTCAGTACGGCATCACAGTGGAAGCCCATCGTGGATAAACGCACAAGAAGTCTCATTGACGAACTGGACAGCTTCGTACCGGCCCGCGACCGTCACGCGGTCCTGGAGGCACGGGCCAACCATGTCATCGCCTCGGCGATCAATTTCCTGCACCTGATCACCGAGAACTTCGACGACGAGGACTCCGAGAAGCTCGTGCGACGCTTCTTCCTGGCGGTCAAGACGCAGAACCCCAAGAAATTCGAGAACACCGTCCGACAACTCAGGGAGCAAGCCCGATGTCCAGCACAGAAATGAGACGCATGTTAACTCTGCTTGAGACTCCGGCCGAGGTCGAAGCCTCGCGGCTGGGCAAGCTGCTTGAGACCCCGGCCGAGGTCGAGGCCGAACGCCTCGACGAACTGTTCGGGGGCATTCGCTCGTCCTATCGCGGCTGGAAAGAGGGCCGCAAGCAACGCAAGGACGCCGTCGAGGGCTGGAAGTTCTATAAAGCCAAGTTCCGCCGCCGCGGCACCACGGACGATCTCAAGCACTTCATCCAGATCGGCGGCAGCACGCTCTCGGCCGCGGAGATCGACGCCATCGTGGCCCACGTCTTCCCCCGCCCCGTCCGCAGCGTCGGCGACTGGGAAGTCCGACAAGTCGCGGACGAGGTGTACCACGCCCAGTCGTTCAAGAAGGCCGGTCATCCGGTGCCGCCCCCCGGCGGAGCCTCGGCGTCGCCGTCGAACCCGACGCCGTCCAGCGGTTCCCCGGCCGGAAACCCGACGCCGTTCGGCAACGGTGGTCCGGCCCCCGGCCCCACCCCCTTCGGCGGCCCAGGCCCGACTCCAGGCCCGACTCCAGGCCCGACTCCAGGCCCGACTCCAGGCCCCACTCCCGGTACCCCGCCGGGCTCCGGCCCGACCCCTGGTCCGACCCCTAGCCCCACTCCCGGTACCCCGCCGGGCTCCGGCCCGACCCCGCCTCCCGGCCCGCCGCCGCGGCCCCGGCGGAACGGGGGCGGAACCGCTACCGCTACCGGCCAGCATCCCCTGACGCCGACCCTGATCACCGGCGTGGAGCGGGTCCTGAACCAGGAGGGCTGGTCACCGGATCTGATCAGCCGAATCGTCCGCCACCTGAACGACAACGCCGATTAACCGCCGAGGCCGCCCGTGACCCAGAACACCGAAGACACGCCGGGTCCCGGCGGCGACAGCCTGATCCGGGATCTGTGCGAGAGCCGGCTGTTCCCGAGCCGGCACCGCCTGCGGGTCTACACGGCCAGGGAGGTCAGCGACCTGCTGTTTCTCTACATCCTGGCCCTCCAGATCCTCCGCAGCGACTTCGACATGATGCACGTCGCGGTGGCCTATGTCCGGGGCACGGTCAAGCACGGCAACTTCACCCGGTTCCGCTTCAATGCGACCGACCTGCATGTTCTCATTCACCAGATCCTGTCCGGCGACATCGCCGACCTGAAGAAGAACAAGTCCAACGCGGCATTTGTCGAGAGCCTGACGCTGGATGAGGTCGAACTTTACCGCTGGCTGGCCCGGATCGCCCGCAACCAGAACAATCCGGCCGCCGACCGCCGCTTCCTGCTGGCCCTCCAGGACGATCTGCGGATCGCCGACGGCAGCTTCCGGGCGATGCGGCGGCTGATCATCCACTGGGGCGAGGACTCGACCCGGACCGAGCAGCAACTGGTCATGACCCGCCTCCTGATGGCGTTCCGCAGGCGGGCTCCCAAGTCGGAACTGCTGCCGTATCTCGAAAAGCTCGCCAAGCGGGACAAGCTCGAACTCAAAGGCAGCACCATCCGCAATCCGGAAACCGAAAAAGGCGACACGCCCGCAAAAGGCGATAAGCCCGGCATCCTGGCCAAGCTGGCCGCCCTCGGGATCGGTGTGGCAGCCGGGCATGCGGCATCCAAAGCCCTACGGAGATGACCATGATCCAGAAACCCCGCCGCCCCCTGCATGAGCAGGAGGACGAACCCCAGGCCAAGCCGGTGCGGAAGCCCAACCCGTTCGCCGTCAAAGCGGCCGAGCCGGAACCCGAACCGGACGAGCCGACGGACACCGCCCCGGAAAAGCCGGCCGAGCCCAAGGCGTCCCGGCCCAACCCGTTCGCCGCCAGGGCCGCCAAGGCGGACCGTCCGGCCGCCGCCCCGGAGACACAGCCCGCGTCAAAACCGGAGGCGAAGCCCGAGCGGAAGCCCGAGCCGAAGCCGAAGCCCGAGGCCGCCCCGGAGTCCGAGCCGGCAGCGACCCCGCCGGCCAAGTCGCCGGCTGCCAAGGTCCAGCCGCTGGAACCCGGAGCCGGAGCCCCGTCGTACCAGGACGCGGTGATGGACGCCTACGGCGTGCCGACCGGCGATGACGACAAGCCGAGCGAGCAGAACGGCACCGAACAGAAGCTCGACCGGGCGGCCTCGCTGCTGCTGAGCCGGATGAAGAGCAAGCTGTCGGGCAAGGACGCGATCCTGGGTCCCTACAGTGCCATGATCCAGATGCTGATCGACGAAGTGGCGGCCGACCTGGAGATCCTGAGCGTCGATGTCATCCGGGCCTTCACCGCCGAGCACTACCATGACCCGGTGATGTACTTCGAGATCAAGATGGCTCGCGACGACGGCGACGCCGACGCCGAGATGCTGGACAATCACGCGGCGAACCAGAAGCTGGCCGACGAGCACGCCGCCCAGGCCGAGGACATCTGGGAGGGCTACAGCATCGCCGAGCGTCAGGCTCTGCTGAAGCGGAAAGCCGCCGAGCACCGCCGCTGCCTGGAAACCAACGCCGCCGTCCACCGGGCGACCGGCACCCTCCAGGCCCTGGAGGAGGAGATCGCCTCCCTGCGGCGGAGCCTCACCGAGACCACTTCGGCCGGCTGCGTCGCCGGGGCCACCGGCGGTTTCGCCCCGCTGTCGGATTTCGAGGGCGAGTACCCGTACTACACGCCCAAGAAAAAGAAGAAAACCAAACTGGCCAAGCAGCCGGTGGTCCGGCGGGCCAAGGCCAACGAGATGATCGCGGTCCAGCCCCACTGGGTCTGCCGCAACCCCGACCGCGAGACCTTCGCCCGCCTGCTCGGCGAAAGCCAGGGCCGGCTCCACGGCCTGCTCGACCGGGATCTCCATGTCTGGCCGGCCGCCGCCTCCGATCACGCCAGCGTGGTCGCCCGGCACGGCATCGACGGCACCGAGATCGAGATCCGCGAGGGCCGGGTGATCCTCAACGGCACCACCCTGCTGGTCGAGACCCACGAGCCGGTGGTCAACTGGGTCGCCCGTCATGACGGCATCCGGCGGCTGTTCGGCGGCGGGTTTTCGGTCGCAGTCCGGGCCTCGCACTGAAAATCAAAGAAATTCGCCCGAGAATATTGCCGATGGGCCGAAGTATCATCTATCCAGGATAAATAGAATTGTGAGAGTTGCACCGAACGCTCCACGGTTCGCACCAGAAATCAGAGGACTTTTAAAATGACTGAACGCGTTCATGGCCATGTTTTCCCCGGCGAGTTCCTGACCGGCAAGATGGACTTCTTCACGGTCCGCACCAACCAGGATATCCGTCCGACCGGTCTGGCCAACGACCTGAATGACGACAAGGCCCACACCGCCGGCACCGATGTCTACATCGACCAGCCGAGCTTCCCGGCCACCATCGCGGGCGTGACCTACGCCAACGCCGCCGCCTACAATCTGGCCCGTGCGTCACAGCGTCGGTTCGACACCCTGATCCAGACGATCAGCCTGCGTGCCCAGCCGATCATCGTCGGCGACGTGACCGTCACCACCGAGACCGCTCCGGTGCTCGACCTGCCGGCCGCCGTCGATGGCCCGGTCTACACCTTCCGTTTCGCGGTCGAGCACACCCAGGTGTGGGACGCCGAGGACCTGTGCGTTGCTCTGGACGGCCTGGAAGGCTTCGAGTACTCGCTGGGCACCACCACCGGCAACAACGTTGCCGTGGCCGTCGAGACCTCGCTGAAGAAGTAATCTCCGGTTTCCGGCGGATACTTGGACAACGGCCCCCTCGCGGGGCCGTTGTTGTTTCCGGATCCCAGGAAAACTCAAATCATTGTTTGCCCCGTATAAATACACGCACTTACGGGGGAAAACCATGTTTCTACGCGAACTGTTCGAAACCGACCCGACCGCCACCGCTGCCCTGAGGGAGGCGGTCCACATTTCCTTTGCCCGCCGGGGCACCCGGATCGTCCGCTCCTACCACCGCGAGCCCGGCGAGGTCGATGGCGAGAACCGCCGCGGCATCACCCCGAAACGACGCTTCGTCGCCAAGCGGGTCAAGGCCGTCACGGCCGACCGGGTGGCCGGCGAGACCGCCGCCCGCAAGCCAGTCAGAACCGGATCCGGGGGATCGGACAATCCGCTGAGCCTGCGGGTGCAACGGACCAACCATGCCAAGGGAAGTGCCTAAACCATGCCCGATCAGGACACCCAGAACGACTCGGCCGCCGTCGGCAACAACCTGACCTCCTTTCTGATGGGTCAGGCCAAGATCCCGACCGATCCCAAGACCCTTGAGAACCATCCCCGCTACGTCGCGTTCCGGCGGGCCGCCGAGCGGGTGATCAAGTTCCTCGGCAGCGGCGACTACCTGAGCCTCGTCGCCGCCCTCGACGCCGAGGATGACGGCACGCTGCTCCAACTGGTCAAGAAGGCCAACCAGAACCGCCGCACCGACACCACCGAGTCCCGAATCGTCCCGATCCGCGAGAGCCGCACCGCCGACCGCGACCGGCTGAGCCGCCAGGGCTTCACCCACAGCGTGGCGATCCGCCGCGACCTGTGCGAGGGCTTCATCGACCACCTCGACACCCTCGCGGTGCGGTACCAGTTCGACCCCAACGGCACCTTCCACCTCGATCTCCGGGAAAACCGCACGGCCCTGCTGGCGGTCGGCATCGCCCACTACCTCCGGGAAGCCGCCCACACGCCGGTCAGCCGGATGGTCCAGAACGGGCTGTTCGCCGACTGGATCGGCAATCCCGAGGATCTCCGCGAGGCCGAACCGGCCAGCCGCTGGTACGAGGTGGTCTACACCGACCGCCACCGCCGCGACCCCGAGCAAGTCGTCGCGGTCCGCGAGAGCGACGCCCAGACGGCCACCCGGCGGGCGACCAAGCACTTCAAGGAACAGTCTAAATACGACATCGCGGACTTCGAGATCGAGGTCCGGCCGGGCCGCACCCCCGCGGCGACACCCGACCGCTACGCGGCCGTTCTGGAAAGCAAGTCAAGCAAAGGCAAGGACACGATGAGACAGAAGAAGCCGGTCACTGAGACCGTTATGGGCATGACGGGGATCCCCGGCCTGAACCGGATGCGGGAACTGGCCGGTATCTCCGGCAGCAGCCTTGACGCCGATTTCGACGCCGGGTCGGAGTTCGATCTGCCGGCCGGCCACGGCCAGGGGTCGGTCAGCTTCGAGCCCGATTTCGAGCCCGAGCCCGCCGCCCTGCCCGAGATCGAGCCGCCCGCTCCCAAGCTCCCGGCCCTGTCCAAGGCTCCGGCCGCCGCTGCCGTCGGCGGCATGAGCGAGGAGTTCCGGCAGGCCACCGAGGCCCTCGACCGGGCTCTGACGATGGTCATGAACATGAAGCTGTCCGAGTACAAACTGTTCTGCGAGCGGGCCAGCGACTTCGCCGAGGACGTGGCCGAGATCGGCCGCCAGATCAACGCGGGGGAATGACGATGTCCTGCGAACTCACCCGCCTGCGGCAACTGGCCGGCGTCGTCACCGAGGCCCCGATGACCGACGACGGCCAGTACGTCCGCTACGCCAAGTTCATCCAGCAGACGGTCCGGGACGCTCTCAAGAAGCTGCCCGACGCCGACATCGAGATGCTGATGTCGTCGCTGGCCGACGACCTCCAGTTCCTCAAGCTGCACCTGGAGAAGAAGGGCGTCACCCCCGGCTTCCACATCGAGATCACCCAGGCCACGGAGGCTGGTCTGCCGGACAAGTACAACCAGCCGTCGCCGCTCGACCGCCGTCAGCGGGGCTGATCGGCCATGAACCGGTACCCCACTCCCGTTGTCCTGCCGGTTCCGGACCTCTACGACGATCTGGTGGAAATGAAAATCCGCCAGATCCGCGGCGGCCTCGCGATCTCGGTCAATAACGAGGAAGAACAACTCGTTCACAAGATCGAGGAAGGCGGGGTTCTTGCTCGCGATGCTCTGGACGAAAGAGAGCAAGAACTTGCCCGTAGATTGGTGTCTCGCGGCGTCTTGACTAAATCATTTAAGGAGGACCGCGTATTCTTCCGGTTCAATGATCTTGAAGATGTTTGGCGAGATTAACAGCAATGCATAGCATGTCCGCACCGGGTGTCCCCAGTCCGCAGGAAAAGGCCGAGATGGAGCGGCTCCGTCGCATCATGAACGGCGACATCGGCATGTCCCCGCTGCCGGCCCCCGGACTGCCCCAGCCGACCCTGCCCCAGCCGATCCCGCAGCCGTCGGCCCTGCCCACCGTGGACCACGGCGATCCGGGATACTATCCGGAGCTTTACGGCCACCAGCCCGGCCACGGCGGTCACGGCGGCTACGAGGCCCCCACCGTCGCTCCCCCCGCGATGGGCGGCTACGCGACCGACCAGGACACCCTGGCGATGAAGTCGATCCTGTCGAAGATGTACGCCGCCGATGCCCCGGAAGCCCCCAAGGCTCCCGCCCCGGTTCCGGTGATGGAGCGGGCCGAGCCCGCCCGGCCCCCTCGCCCGGCGGCCAGGACGGCGTGGCGGGTCTCGGCCCGCGACAACAAGACCTTCGACGTGGTCCACCCCTCGGGCGACAGCCTGATCCGCGGCCTGTCCCTGCGGGAAACCGCGGTCAGCTTGGCCAAGCTGATGAACCGCGGGCTCTACCTGAACCACGAGAGCATCCGCCGGGTCCTCGACCTCGACGAGTCCTACGCCGCCAAGCGGCGGGAAGCGGTCGGTTTCCAGAAGCGGGTCCGCAGCCTGCTCGACGAGGGCGACCAGCGGGCCGCCAGGATCCTGGAGAAGACCTACCGCAAGGCCCGCGAGGATGCCCTGGCGGTCAAGACCAAGCTGGCCCGGCTGGCGGAGGCGGTATGATCACCGTCACGCACGATGCCCGCCGCCGCATCGACTACCTGCTGACCGACCACCACGTCGATCTCGCGGTCCGGCTGGCGTCCCGCCGGGACGGCTGCGGGTTCCGGGTTGAGATGCCGGCCGGGGACGATGCCGTGGTCTCCTGGGGAACCGGCTGCCTCGCCGTCGAGCCGGCACTCTGCAAAGAACTCGATGGTTTTATTGTAGATGCCGACAGTAATACCGTGCTGGGTCTTCAAATCATTTTCGTGGCGTGACTTCGCCAAAAGCCTGTAGCCGCTTGCTAAATAGGCTGAAGATGAATTCTCAGATCTCTCAGGGACTAAGATGACACCTAATACTGCGACCAAACGGCTCAACGCCATTATGGAGACCTTGCGGAAGCTGCACGGTGTCCGCCTGGACCTGACGGGTCCGTCCATCGATGATGTCGAGCTTGCCCTCCGGGAAACCGCCGCTCGCCGCGACGCCATCATCCGGGAAAGCCAGTTCAATGCCTACCACGACAATCCGGAATACACCAAAACGGTCCTCCTGATCGAGGCCATGCGGCTGTTCCTGCGGGAAATCGCCCCCAAGCGGTCCCGCCGTCGCCGGGTGGCCGAGAGCCAGGATACCCCCTCTTGCAACGATCTCGACGCCGAACTGATCCGGGCGGTCGAGGAAGAAATCGACACCCTGGATCAGGCAGAACTTGCCGAGGCTGAAGGAGCGGACACAATGTCGGGTATCACCAAGGAATCAAAGAACACCGTCAAGGCCACCCTGGCCCGGCAGGTCGCCGCTCTGCGGGAAAAGGTCGAGACTGCCCGCAAGGCCGGCAAGGTCACCGAGAAGCAGAGCCGCACCCGCTTCGCCACCCTGCTGGAGGCCGAACTGGAACAGGCCGAAGTCCTGCTGGCCGCCAAGGGCCTGGGCGACGACCTCCAGAAGATGGCCGAGAACCTCGCCAGCATGCAGGTCCAGGACCTGATGCCGCTGGTGGACCGCATGAAGGAAGAGTTCGACGGCGGCAAGGCCGACGGCTTCAACAAGGCGGTCCAGCAGGTCCTCCAGGCCGCCCTCGAAGCGGTCAAGCAGGCCAAGGAAGGCATCGACAACGAGGTGCTGCGTCTCCAGGGTGAGAATCCCGGCAACGACATGGCCGGTTTCGGCGGCGACGCCGCGGCCCCCGCGGCCGGTCCGGCCGGTGGCGACATGGGCGGTGCCCCCGCCGCCCCGATGGGCGACATGGCCGGCGGCATGGGCGGCGGCATGGGCGGCGACGTGATGTCGAACGGCCAGATCGATTTCCCGGTCCACCCCGATGACGGGTTCGGCGGAGCCGACGCCGGTGCCGGTCCGGAAGAGGAGCCGCTCGGCCGGGCCAAGAAGGAAAGCCGCCGTCCCAAGGGCCGGATGGTCCGCGAGAACGGCGTGACCCGCGGCGGTATGGACGCCTCGTCCCGCACCGCCCACCTGACCCTGGTCGATGACCTCCACATGGAAGGGTTCGACCACACCGCGGCCAACTGGATCGCCGACATCATGACCCACGACCGGGTGACCAAGGCCGAGGCGGTCGAGCGGTACTTCACCGAACGGGCCGCCGGCCGGTCCGGTATGATGGAGAGCCGCACCACCGTAAAAAAAAAGTTCGCTGAGACGGTAGACCCCAAGGCCCCGCGGAAGATCGACCTGGATCTTCCGCCGGAGGTCAACGCCGCCATCGACGATCTGGAATACTACGTCCGGACCCGCCGGTTGCCGGTCCGGGAAGCCCGCAAGCGGGCCATCGCCAAGCACCGCCGGCTGGCCGAGGCGGCCACCCGGAACGGTGACCTGATGGTCTCGGCCAAGGCCGTCGCCCAGGCCCTGGACAGCCATCTGGCGGAGAACGCCACCCGGCTGGGCCGGATCGCCAGCCTGAACGGCCTGACCATGCCGGCCCCGCTGCTCCAGGCCGTCAGACAAGTCGGCCTGAGCGAAACCGAGTTCCGCGACGCCGTGACCGGTTACCTGTCGGAGGCCCGCGGCAAGGTCGCCGAGGCCCGCTACGGCGAGATCGTCGCCAAGCTGGCCGAGACCACCGAGCGGAACCCGGCCGGGGTTGCGACCTGGGTCGCCTCCCTGATCGAGCGTCGGACCATTACCGAGGTTGCCCGCGTCGAAACCTACCAGAGCTTCACCCGCAAGCTGCTCGACGAGGCCCGCGGCAAGTCGGTCCGGGCCGAGGATCTGCTGGGCCGCCTCAAGGGTGCCGAACAGGATGTCGCGGTGATCTCCGCCCTCCACGAGGCGATTGCCGCCGACGGCATGGCGGCGGCCTACCACAAGGGGGCCTTCACATCCTACGCCACCGTCGCCGAGCGTCTGCGGCGGGTTCAGGGTGATGCCGCCCGCCACGTCGAGGGCATCCTCGGCCGGGCCTCCGAGGTGATCGAGGAGCACCGGTCCCAGCACGCCGATCTCGACACCTTCGGGATCGACCTGCTGGGCCAGTTGGACGAGCGGTACCGCGGTGTCCGGCCCGAGTTCGAACTCGCCCTGGGTGAACATCTCAAGGCTGCAAAGTAAGGAGGACTACCCGTGAAGGTCGCGGAAATACTCAGAGAAAACGGCTCCTACCTCAAGGAAATGGAGAGTTTCGTCCTCGACCTCCTGGTGGCCTACAGGGCCGAGCGGATCTCGGAAGTCGATCTCAAGAAACTGGTGCGGGATGTCCGGGATGCCGGCTTCCCCGCGGTGGACCAGGAGTTCCTGGCCGATTATCTCGGCCGGATCCCCTGGGTCGAGCGGGTCGATGTCGAGAACAACAAGATCATCCTCGACCACGACGACGACCAGGGCGAAGAGGGTGAGGAACCGGCCGAGGAGCCGGTGGATGCCGCCGAGACCAAGGTTTCCGACGAGGCCCGCAAGGTCGCCTCGGCCGATATGAAGGGCAAGTAGCATGACCCGTGTGTTTCCGACCGCCCGCGAGGCCCGTCAGTTCGGCTCCAAGGGCATGCGGGCGATCCACGCCGAGATCCGCCACATCGAAACCAAGCTGATGGACGCCATGGACGGCGGCGTCCTGGAGGCCAAGATCACCGACAGCCCGTTCACCGGCGGCGGCATCGGGATCGACACCGTGCTGTACTGGCGGGTGTCCCGCGAGGAAGTCGATGACACCCTGGTGCAGTTCCACCTGGACAGTGTCCGCTCGCACTTCGCCGATCAGGGCTACGGCATCGTGACCCGGACCAACCCGGCGACCGGCCGCACCATCCAGTGGGAAATCCAGTGGTGACCTTCCGCCATCCGCGGCGTCCGGTGCTCCAGGGCGAGGACCGGGTCGCCCTCAGGACGGTGTTCTCGGATCCCGGCAACCCGCTGTCCGACGTGACGGTGGTGCCCATCGACATCGAGACCGGCCAGCCGGTCCAGCCCAAGGTCGATATCCGGGCCGTCCTGCACCAGCAGCAGAAGGCCCAACGGGAAGCCCTCCGGCGGGACTTTCAGCGGCAGATCAACACCGCCAGGGGCACCCTGGAGCGGCCCTGGCTCGACGCCACCCCGAACGCCCGCCCGGCCTACCAGGGAGCCACCGGGCCGCAGTTCCTCAGCGAGTTCAGCCCCGGTCCCGGCTTCGACGACACCACGCCGATCCAGCAGCCCCTCCAGACCCTGACGGTCGGCCATCAGCCGTCCCACGGGATCGACGCCTCGACGGTCGCCTACCAGTTCGCCGGCAGCACGACCCCGGCCAATGCCCTGCCACCGGGCGGCTATGCCGACTGGGCCAGGACGATGCACGGCGAGCCCACCCCCACCCCGGCGATCAGCCAGACGCTCAACAGCGACATCACCGGCTCGGTTTACGCCAGGGCGGCCCTCGACATGATCGAGATGGCCAAGCGTCAGGGCTACCGCGAAGCCTTCGTCGATATGCAGGTGACCCGCGACAGCACCGCCTACGCCGAGTTCAGGGCGGAGATGACGACCCACGGCTACACGGTAAATATACAGGACATTTGCTACAAGACAAACGGGCCTGAATACCGGGTGGCGATCACGTGGTAGGCGGCCCTTTTCCTGGGGAAACCGCGATGGCCGATTGCTCGAATTTCATTTTACCCTCTGACTGGCCCGTCAATCTCGGGATCGATCCCTACGCCGGTCAGGGCGACACCTGCCCGCCCTTCGTGTTCCCGCAGCCGGAACTCGACGAGGATGTCGATGCCTACATCCGCCGGGTCAACTTCTGGATCGCGACGGTCTACAACCACGACAAGCAGCAGATCGTGCTCGGCCGCGGCAATGCCCCGGTCCGCAAGCACCGGCGGATCACGCCCTCCCAGAAGAACCGCTGAACCACCTCCGGTAGCGAAACCTTGGCGGCTAAATAGTTGCCAAGGAGACGCCCCATGAAAACCCTGCACGACTACATCCGCACCCTTCTGGCCGAAGCCCCGACTGTTCCCGGAACCCCTCAGACCGCCGAGGATCTGGTCCAGCAGGCCACCGGCCGGGTTCCCGACGACGCGGAGAAGGCGGCCGAGCAGGAAGCCCTGGAGCGGGACGACGAGGTCGCCATCGACGACCCCCGCTTCAAAGGCAAGGCGGCAACCTTCATCAACCGGACCGGCAACACCGCGACCGTCCGCGACCCGGAAACCGGGCAGCCCTCCACCGTCAAATTCGACAAGGTCATGCTGGTCCGCAACGCCGCGGACGCCAGGAAACTGCAACAGCAGCAGCAGACCCTGATCAAGCAGAACCAGCACAAATCCAAGACCACGCAGGTCCCGACCGCTCCGAAAGCGGCCCAGGCTCCCAGGTCGCAGGGTGCCCAGGGATCCCAGGGTGCTCCCCAGGGCCAGCAGGCGGTCGGCGAGGCCGTCCTGGAGCGGATGCGGCACCTCGCCGGCATCCGCCGCCCCGACTGATCCGGGCCTAGTCCCATGTCCCCATCACCGTCATCGCCGCGGTCACCCATCGGAAGGTCTCCGGGGTGTCAGCCGCCGGGGGAGGCTTTGCCCTCCGCGACGACGCTCCACGCGTACCGAGGCCGACCGCCTCTGTTCCGGATCCCGACCGGGGATCCGTTTTCCCACACCCAATTTCCGGGGAGACGTGTCATGTTCGCTCGCAAAGTCTTCGAACTCTACTCCTACCAGCGTCAGATTTCCGCACTCGGGATCAACCGGGACTTTTCCCGGCAGATCAACCGCCACCTGGGTGGCGAGGCCCTGCAAACGCTCGACGGTCTGTTCTACCTGATCTCGACCGACCGCGTGGCCGATCCTGAAGCCCTGGCGGAGGCCCTGAAGTACGAGCGACGCAACCCGGTTCTCTCCAGCCTGAAGCAGAACATCGACTGGCTGACCGCGACCGCCCGCGACATCGTCGCCCGCGAGATGCTGGAGGCTGCTGCGGAATTTTGACCTTTGGACCGCCCGATCCCTACCCTGGGCCGACTTATCCTTAAAAATAGATCGGCCCAGGGTCATGATTGTTGAGCATTTCAAGTACCAGGAAATTATCCGGGACACCCACCCCAGCGGCTACCGGGTCTATCACACGCCGACCGGCACCCACCCCTCGGTCACCACCGTGCTCGACCGGACATCCGACAAGTCCGGCCTGGAAGCCTGGAAAGCGTGGATCGGCGAGGAGAAGGCCGCCCAGGTCAGCAAGGAAGCGACCGATCTCGGCACCCTGATGCACGCCGGACTGGAGAATTATCTACTGGGACAGCCGCGGCCGGGCGGATCCAACCTGATCCGCAAGAAAGCCGCCGACATGGCCGACGTGATCATCGAGAACGGCCTGAAGAACGTGACCGAGGTCTGGGGCGTCGAGGTGCCGCTCTACTATCCGGGCCTGTACGCCGGCACGACCGACCTCGTCGGCATCCATGACGGCGACGAGGCGATCATGGACTTCAAGACGACCAAAAAGCCCAAGAAGCTCGATCAGATCCTGAACTATATTCACCAGCTTACGGCGTATTCCCTGGCCCACAACGAAGTCTACGGCACCAATATCCGCAAGGGCGTGATCTTCATGGTCTCGCGAGACCTGAAGTACCAGGAATTCACCTTCACGACCAAGGACTTCGACAAGCACGCCGCCGACTGGGCTCGCCGCGTCGAGAACTTCTACACTCAGGTGAATAACACATAAATACCCCAACGGTCCGGAAGCCGACAAAGAGGGTAATACTATGGCAGTAGTCACGATCAGCAGAATCCAGCAAAGACGCGGTCTCCTTGAGGACCTCACCGGGGTCAATCTGGCCGCGGGCGAGTTGGGCTGGGCCATGGACCAACGCCGTCTCTTCATCGGCAACGGCGAAGTTTCCGAGGGAGCCCCGCGGCCCGGCAATACCGAGGTGATGACCGAGCACAGCCCGCTGCTCGACCGCCTCAAGTACCGCTATCTCAACCGCCGGTTCAATCCCAGCACCGGCAAGCTGGAGCCCACCGTGACAGCCGGCTGGCAGGTGCCGCGGCTGCTCCAGGAACGCCTGGATGACCGGGTCAGCGTCCAGTCCTACGGCGTCCGCGGCGACGGCGGGGAAACCGCGGCCCTGATCGCCGAGGAAACCCTGAACTTCCGCCGGGCGGTCTACGATCTGTTCGGCCGCGACAGCAGCAAACGCTTCGCAGCATCGGATCCCGAAAACCCCAACGCCAATTTCCTGACCGCCAAGGCCCTGTACGTCCCGGCCGGCGTCTACATCATCAACCAGCCGATCCCGCTGCTGCACAAGACCGTCCTGGTCGGCGACGGGGCCGGCCGGACGGTCATCATCCTGGACGATCTGGCGAACTGGACCAACCTGCCGGGCTCGCGGAAGTCGTTCGTCGTCGGCACCGCCCAGTTCACCGGTACCACCACGGGACCCGATGAAACCCTGCCGATGGAGTTCGATTTCGACAGCAACCCGGTGACCGGCCGCAACGACGACCTGGGCCGCGTCGAGGACATCACGGTCAGCGGCATCACCTTCATCAACCGCAACGCCGAGGGCCACATCGTCCGGCTGCGGAACTGCGAGAACGTCACCCTGGAGGGCTGCGAACTGGACAGCCAGAGCGGTTACCGGTGCGACGACGATCCCTATCAGGCCGGCATGAAGACCGCCAGCGACAGCCGCCTCCGGATGGCGGCGGTCAAGATCGAGGGGCCGCCGCGGACCGCGGTCACGACGGAGAAGCCGCCCCACCGGATCCACATCGACGGCTGCCGGCTGGCCGGCCGCCTGTTCGGCGTCTCGTCCGTCGCCGACGTGACCCAGGTCGCGATCCGCAACAGCCACATCGAGAACGTCTACGACGCCATCAATCTGGGCGAGTCCGAGAGCCGCTGGGGTGTCCCGGCCGACCGTGCCCCCGGTGCCCCGCTCTCGACCATTTACGGTCCGAAGAACGTCACCGCGGTCAACTGCTACTTCTCGAACGTCGCCCGCTACGGCTTCGCCGTGTTCACCTCGGCCGGCGGCAACGGCACCATCGGCTGCCACCACCAGACCGTCGGCCGCCGCCTGACCGCTGACTGCGACGTGGCGACCGGCAGCCTCTGTGCCACCGCCCTGTACGAGTGCATCTTCTTCTACAACGACGGCTTCGCGGGCGGGGCGGTCGGCAACTACGTGATCGGCGACTCGTTCTTCCGCGACGACCTGACCGCCGTCAACTGCGGCGGCTTCGCGTGGTACGACCCGGTGACCAACCCCCGCCGCAACGACCGACCGCGGCTGCCCCGCGTCTACAACGACACCGACCGCAACCTCGTGGTCGTACCGGGCATCCCGCTGATCCAGAACACCGACTTCTACACCGGCAGCGTCCACATCTTCCCGGTCAACAGCTTCGGCCTGCTGCTGCCGGCCGGCACCAGCGGCGATATCCCGGACGGCCGCAGTGACGCCGGGGTGGTCGAGTTCGACGCGACGATTCACGACACGATGTTCGTCGAGTACTCGCTCCGCCAGGGGGCCAACCGCCGGATGGGCGTGATCAAGCTGACCGTGGACCCGGCCTCGGCCAGTCCGATCCAGTTCGACGACGACTACCACGAGCCCTACGGAGCGGTCGCGGTGGCGTTCAATTTCCGGATCGTCGGCAGCGGCACCGCCGCCCGCCTGCGGATGACCTACAGCAACACCGGGGCCGATGCTACGGCCCGCATCTCCAGCCGTCTCTGGAAAGCCTGAGGAGAGCCATGACGACCGACATTCTGACCGCCCGCCCGGAGAACCGGATGCGGGTCTGGAGGGACTTTCGGGCCACGCTGACCGAGGACCAGAGCGACGCCGAGCAGCTTCGGGCGGTGGCTGCCTTCTGGTCCCGCTGCCCGCAGGTGACCTACTGCGTGGACTGGGACCGGCCCGAGACGTGGCCGGGTCCCTGGGAGATCCTGAACGACGGTCTGGTCTGCCCGACCGGCCTCGCGATCCTGATGGCCCACACCCTCCTGCTGGTGGGTGAGAACCGGTGGCAGGACCGCATCCTCATTCGGGTGGTCCGCGACACCGCGGCGGGCTACCTGACGGTCGTGGTTGTTGACGGCCAGAACGTTTTGAATTTTGACATTGGAAAAGTGGCCCAAATTCAAGCACTTGAGCAGAGTGCCGCGACGATTGAAAGTTATGCCTACAGCGGCGGCAAATATATTGCCGTGAAATGACCTGACCTCATAGCTTCCTGTGAGACAAGCCGGCGGTACTGCCCGGCGAACAAATCATCCCCACCGGTGAGAACCAACCGTCCGGTAGCACCGGTGGGCCGCAGGACTATGAGAGAAGGGTTCATGATGAAGGTCCGGAAACGTAACGGCACCCTCGAAACCGTCAACATCGAGAAGATCACCAAGTCGGTCGCCCGAAGCTGCGACGGCCTGGAGGGCATCGATTACGGCGACATCGCCTACAAGACCGTCGGTGGCCTGTACGACGGCGTCACGTCCAAGGAACTGGACGAACTGAGCATCCGGACCGCCGTCGGCCTGATCACCCAGGACCCGATCTACAGCAAGGCCGCCGCCCGCCTGCTGGCCTCCTACCTCGCCAAGGAGGTTGACCGCCAGGACATCAACAGCTTCAGCGACAGCATCGAGACCAACCACGCCCAGGGGCTGATCTCGGACGAGGTCCACGCCTTCGTGCTGGCCAACAAGCGGAAGCTCAACGCGGCGATCCGGAAGGACCGGACCAACCTGTTCGAGTACTACGGGCTGCGGATCGTCTACGACCGCTACCTGCTGCGTCACCCGATCACCCGCCAGATCACCGAGACGCCGCAGTACTGGCTGCTCCGGGTCGCCTGCGGGCTGGCCGAGACGGTCCGCGAGGCGGTCGAACTCTATGACCTGCTGTCCGGCCTGTCCTACCTGACCTCGACCCCGACGCTGTTCAACTCGGGGACCCGCCACGCCCAGATGTCGTCGTGCTATCTGCTCGACAGCCCGCTGGACGAACTGGCCGACATCCAGAAGCGGAAGACCGACATCGCCTCGCTGTCCAAGTGGGCCGGCGGCATCGGCCTCAGCCTGTCGCGGGTCCGCGGCAGCGGTTCGCTGATCAAGGGCACCAACGGCAAGTCGAATGGCATGGGGCCGTTCGCCCACGCCCTGTCGGCCAACGTCGCCGCGGTCAACCAGGGCGGCAAACGGAAGGGGGCGGCGGCGATCTACCTGGAGACCCACCATCCGGACATCATGGAGTTCCTGGAACTCCGCGACAACACCGGAGACTTCGAGAAGCGGGCCTACAACCTGAACCTCGCCAACTGGATCCCCGACCTGTTCATGAAGCGGGTGGTGGCCGACCAGACCTGGAGCCTGATCGACCCGGCGGTCGCCCCGGAACTGACCGACCTGTTCGGCGAAGCGTACGAAGCCCGCTACCTGGAGCTTGAGGCGGCCGGCAAGGTCGTCCGCCAGATCCCGGCCCGCGTGATCTACCACCGGATGATGAAGACCCTCGCGGAGACCGGCAACGGCTGGATGTGCTGGAAGGATTCGTCGAACCTGCGGTGCAACACCGCGGTCAACGGCTCGGTGGTGCACTCGTCAAATTTGTGCACGGAGATTTTGGAGCCCACTCACGCGGGCACCAAGAAAGTCGGCAACATTGACGCGTTGAGGGGTTCGACCGCCAACATCAACGTCCTGTCGGTCGATCTGCCGACCGGCCAGACCGAGTACATCGAGGGCGGCGAGACCGCGGTGTGCAATCTCGGTTCCGTCAATCTGTCGCAGCACGTCCGCGACGGCAAGGTCGATTGGGCGAAGCTGGCCCTGACGGTGCGGACCGCGGTCAAGTACCTGGACCGCGTGATCGACCGCAACTTCTACCCGACGGTCGAGGCCAAGGCGTCGAACGCCCGCTGGCGTCCTGTCGGCCTGGGCCTGATGGGGTATCAGGACATGCTGTTCCAGCTTGGCCTGCCCTACGAGAGCCGCGAGGCCATCGACCTGTCCCGCCGGATCTCCGAGGAGGTCTACTACAACGCCCTCCAGGCCAGCCTGGAACTGTCCAAGGTCCACGGCCCCCACCAGGACTTCGAGCACACCCACGCCGCCCACGGCCGCCTCCAGTTCGATCTGGCGGGCAAGGCCGACAAGGTGACCGATCCGGCCCGCTGGGATGCCCTTCGGGAACAGATCAAGGTCCACGGCCTGCGGAACTCGCTGCTGATCGCCATCGCCCCGACGGTCACGATCTCGGCGATTGCCGGCTGCAACGAGGCCATCGAGCCGCAGATCTCGAACATGTTCAAGCGGGAAACCCTGACGGGCGAGTTCGTCGCGATCAACCGCCACCTGATCAACGACCTGAAGAGCCGCGGCCTGTGGAACCAGGGCATGATCGACCGCCTGAAGATGGCCAACGGCTCGGTCCAGGGCATCGCCGAACTGCCGGCCGACGTGCGGGCTCTCTACAAGACCTCGTGGGAGATCAAGCAGAAGGCCCTGATCGACCACATGGTCGAGCGGGGCTGGTTCATCGACCAGTCGGCCTCGCTCAACCTTTTCGTCGAGACCCCGACCATCGAGAAGCTGTCGTCGATGTACAAGTACGCCTGGGAGCAGGGCATCCGGACCACCTACTACCTGCGGTCGCGGTCCGCCACCAGCATCGCCAAGACGGTCACCGCCGCGGCACCGGCCGCGTCGGCCCCGGAAAACCCGGACATCTGCGAAAGCTGCACCTGACTATGTCCCTACGGAGGAGCCCGAGGGGCTCCTCCAAGCTCCGGATTTACCAGCACTCCTATTGATTTCGAAGGATATTTTTCCGATGAGAGACGCATTTGCCAAGCTGTGGGAATTCCACACCGTCTACAACTGTGCCCGCAGCCTGACCCCGGCCCTGCCGGACATCGAGACCCGTGACCTGCGGGTCAAGCTGCTCCGCGAGGAATTCAACGAGTACCTGGAGGGCGAGGCCAACGACGACATCGTCGAGATCGCCGACGCCCTGGCGGACATCCTGTACATCGCCCTCGGGACCGCGGTCGCCTACGGGATTCCGCTGGACGAAGTGTTCAACGAGGTCCACCGCTCGAACATGTCGAAGCTGGATCCCGACACCGGCCTGCCGATCTACCGCGAGGACGGCAAGGTTTTGAAGGGGAAAAACTACTCCCCGCCGGACATTGCCGGCATCATCGAGCGGGTCAAGCTGGCGGCGGCGAACGGCAACACGCCCGCCGCCGAGTGAGAAAATACCGGCTGCTTTACCGGTGGTTAACTAAAGCTCGTGTATCAGCCCCCTAACGCATTCCAAGGGGGCCGATACAATGGCAACGACCGACAGCTACACCGTGGACAACACCGGCGAGACGGGCATCCTGAACCCAGGCTTCGCCCTGACGCTGCGGCCGATGCTCTACCCGCAGTTCTACGATCACTTCATCAACGCCCAGAAGAACACCTGGACCGTCCAGGAAGTCAGCTTCTCGACCGATGTTGCCGATCTGCGGGACAAGCTGAGTCCGGCCGAGCTTCACGTCGTCCGCCGCATCATCGCCTTCTTCGCGACGGGCGATACGGTCGTCGCCAACAACGCCTGCCTGACCCTGTACAAGCACGTCAATTCGCCCGAGTACCGGATGTACATGGGCCGGCAGATCTTCGAGGAAAGCCTCCACATCCAGGCTTACCTGACGCTGCTCGACAACTACCTGCCGGACATGCAGGACCGGTTCGAGGCGTTTGCCGCGATCAACAACATTCCCTCGATCAAGACCAAGGCGGACTTCTGCTTCAAGTGGATGGACGCGATGGACGAAATCGACACCCTCGACGATGACGAGAAGAAGCGGACCTTCCTGCTCAACCTCATCACCTTCGCGGCGGCGGTCGAGGGGTTGTTCTTCTACGGGGCCTTCGCCTACGTTTACTACCTCAGGGCCAAAGGCGTCCTGAACGGCCTCGGCGACATCACCAACTGGGTGTTCCGCGACGAGAGCATGCACATGGAGGTCGCCTTCGACCTCGTCGATGTCGTCAAGGAGCAGTACCCGCACCTCTGGGACGCCCGGATGGAGGGCGAGATCGTCGCGATGCTGACCGAGGCGATATCGGCCGAGATGCAGTTCGCCAATGAGACCCTGTCGCTCGGGGTCGCCGGGTTGTCGCCCGCCGACATGGAGTCGTACCTGAAGTTCTGTGCCGACCAGCGGCTCGGCCGGCTCGGGATCAAGTTCCGCTTCGGCGGCAAGAACAACTTCCCGTTCATGGATTTCCAGGATCTCGACCCGCTGACCAACTTCTTCGAGCGGCGGCCGACCAACTACCAGATCGGCATCGCGGGCGAAGTCCGCCTCGACGATACCGATTTCTGAGGAGCAAGCCCATGCTGATCGAGAAAGCGATCTCCGTCCAGGAGGTCATCGCCGCCAAGCTGATCACCGGCGAGGAAGTCATCGCCCGGATCCTGGAGATCAACGCCGATCACTTCGTTCTGACCCTGCCGATGACCCTGGTCATGATGCAGGCCCAGAACGGCCAGGGGGTGATCGGCATGGCCCCCTTCATGGTCGGCCCGGCCGAGGGGACCAAGCTGAAGATCGAGTATTCCAAGATCGTGGCCTACGCCAAGGCCCGCTCGGATGCCGCCGGGCAGTACATCCAGGCCACCAGCAAGATCGCGGTGCCGCAGCCCGGTGCCGGACTGGCCGGCCTGTCGGGGCTCCGCGGTCCGCTGGGGTGACCCAGGGCCTCTGGTATTCTCCAAACGGCACTGGTAAGGTCCGCTACCTTTCAGACTTGGAGAATTCGATGACCCGAGGCCGCTTCACGAGCATCATGGTGGATGCCGACCATTACGATGTCCTCCAGGCCCTGGCGGACCGCCTCGTGGCGGAACCGTCGATCATCCACGAGGTCGAGCGGCTGCTCAACCGCAATCCGCAGCCGCTGACCGCCGAGCAGGAGTACCGACGGGGCAACGCTGCCCCGTCGTCCTGAGTCGGGATCAGCCGCTGAGGCGGGCCAGATTTTGCAGCGTCTGGGCCGCGGCGAAGGTGCGGGAATTGGCCAACTGCTCGATGGTCGTGATCCTGAAGACATCCTTCAGGACCTCGGCCTGCTTGTCCGAGACCCCTGCCAGGGCGGACGGCGGTGCCTTCATGATCTCATCCAGGGACTTGTTCTCCCACGCCTTGTCCAGCATCGCGTGCAGGCATTCATTGACGGCCATTGGTTTCGCTCCAACGTGTGGTTGACACTGCGAGCCTCCAGATGGGTTTTTGTCACGCGACTTAAAGGGAATTATCCTACTGGAAGCCGTCCGTACTTCCTAAAGAGAGCGAATTCCTCCTCATTGAGCGAACCGTCCCAGGTCAGTTGGGCGGCTCCGGTCACCGAGTATTCCTATCGGATCCGGAGCAAGCCCGCCTTGTAGATGCCGTTCCGGGGGGCTGTCAGGGTTTGGCCCCGCGTCCCGGACTTGCTCCAGGACAGGTGGAACCAGGGGCGGTTGCCGAGGTATTCGAGGATGAACTGGTCGTACCGCAGGTTCTTCTGGATCCACTGGGCACGCTCCCAGTACTCGGCGTCGGAGATGCCGGCGAACTGGATGTCGGCCGCCTGCCCCTTGGTGTGCTGGCTGCCGTTCGAGCCGGGCCGGAAGCCCGAGGTGACGATCAGGCTCCGGCGGCCGTACTTGGCGACCAGCGGCTCCAGGACGTTCTCCGCCAGGGCCTTGAGGTTGCAGACCATCTCGGGTTTGCTCAGGCCGTTCTGTGCCCGCACGGCGGCTCGGGACACCACCGCCTTCGACGACAGATCCCCCAGGGTGAAGTTCGGCGACAGCCGGAAACTGTCCGGCGGATCGGCGGGAATGTCGCCGCACGCGGTGCTGACCGGGGCCGCGGGTTTCTCCTCGGTCGGCTTCTCTTCCTTGGGCTCCGGCGGCGGGGCGTCGGGGTCGGCTCCGTTCTCCTTCGAGCGGGCCTTCTCCTCCGCGGTCGGCTCCCGGCCGATCACCGGCGGGTAGATCGCCAGACCGTCGTCCTCGTCCGGTTCGTCGTCGGTCGAGCCGTGGTCCCGCTCGGTGTAGGTGATCACCTGCGGGTTGCCGTCGGCATCGGGGACGACGATCACAATCGGCGGGGCCGCCGGGGCGACGGTGCCGGCGAAGACGTTGTCGCTCCCCTGGACGACGAAGCTGAAGCACTCGCCGCGTGGCCCGATGGGGTCGCCGACCCGCCCGACCTGGAGACCGTTGGCGTAGACCACCGACGACCCGCCGACCAGGATCCCGAGATGCGTCGTCTTGCAGGTGTGGGGTGCCCACAGATCGGTCACCCGGTGGATCGGCAGGCCATTGACGAAGACGTTGTCGCTCCCCTCGACGCTGGGCCGGGACGGGAAACAGCCGTGGGGGGTCGAGAGATCGCCCCGTCGCGTGACAGCGGACATCCCCTAGGAGCCCAGCGATCCAAGGAGCCCGGCGGTGCCGACCACCCCCATGACGGTTTTGACGCACGGGTGGCCGAACAGGCTGAGGAACGAATTCATGAAGGAGAAGTCCAGCAGGTCCTTGAGGGCGGCGGCCAGGGTTGCCAGTTCACGGTCGATCATGGCGGTTATGGCGGCAATCGCGTCGGTGAACCCACTGATGACCCGGCCGATGATCCGGCCGAGGGCGGCGAGGCCGCCGGAGACCGCCTGCATCAGGTCGTCCAGCAGGCCGCCGATCCCGAGGATGGCGTCCAGGATGGAGTCCAGCCCGCCCATGATCGAGGAGAAGAAGTCGTTGATGTCGGAGCAGTAGCCCGCGGCGGCACTGGACAAGCCCCCGGTGGCCTCGCGGATATCCTTGGACACCGTCATGAGGTGCAGGTTGGCCGGGAGGTCCCGGAACTGCTGGGCCGCGTGTTCCGTGGCGTCGCAGAGACACGTGCCGAAGTCCGTGACGGCCCCGATGGCATCGGTTACGACCGACGTGGCGTCGGGAAGCTGGGCCAGCGATTCCAGGCCGCTCAGGATCGAGCCGAGCTTGCCCAGGCCGCCCGCCAGGGTGTCCAGTATACCGGTGTTGAACGACCCGCCCTGGACCTGAGTGAACAACGCCATGGCATTCGGGGCATCGGGAAAGATGATCGCTGACATCGGTGTCATACCTCCACTAAATCCGCTGTGCCGTGCGGGGCACGCCGGTATTTAGCGGCGGGGTCAGGCGATCTCGACCCAGGCCCGGCCCTCGCCGGACTCGACCGCGACGATCATGCCGGCCGCCCTGACGATCCGCATCACGGCCGCGTTGGTCGCCAGACAGTACGTCACGATCCGCCGGATGCCGCGGGACCGGGCCGCGGCCAAGCCGTGGTCGAACAGCCGGTGGCCGAGACCGGCCCGGCGGTAGTCCGGCTCGACGCTGAGGGCGACCTCGGCCTCGGCGGACCCCGTGTAGGCGACCAGGACGGCGGCCACCAGCCGGCCGTCGCGGAACAGGCCGTGGACCTCGTCGTCGGACCGCAGCCCCGCGACGATGCGGTCGATCCCCTCGTCGTGCAGCGGACAGCCGAACCGTTTGTGCCGGTCTTCGGGGGTGAGCCGCTTGAGGTGATCGGAATAGGTCGGGAGGTCCTGCTCTTGCAGGTGTCTGAATTCTGTGATCATGATGGTCCTCACTGTGGAGGACCACCGCTCCGCGGGGCAAAATTCACGTTCCTGTCCGGTGCCGTTCCGCTACCGGACGGTGCGGCTAATCGGTCACAGTAGAAACCGCAGCGGTACTATTTGGTATCCCAGGGCCATTGACAGCAGTTTAGAAAGCCCCTAAATCTTATCTTGCATCTGGAACAGTCAGGTGACGAGACACCCGCGGCGTGCCGGTCGTCTCCTTCCGCAAGGCCCCGAGTGCGTGTAACCACCCCGACCGCTCGGGGCCTTCGCACATCCGGGTTTCGGGAACTCGCCCGATCCGCGGACGCTCCCCCTCCCCCGCGGTTCCCGATCACCGGCGAAACCGTCATGGACTTCAGGCCCTTGCCGGCCCCAGTGGTATTTTCCCCGCGGGAAAATAATGACGCGGGTTTGCCCGCTTGGTTAGCGTCTCCGGGATAGCAACGGAGAGATTTCCATGTATGTGATTGAGGACGACGAAATTCTGGACATGATCGAGAGCGTGGCCATCGTCCACGCGACCGAGGAGGAGTTGGCCCAGCACGGCACGTTCGAGCCGGAGGACGAGGCCGCCGAGGATTTCCTGACCGGGTTTGACTTCACCGCCTGGAAGCCCCGCCGGCCGCCCGGCGAGTGGCACGGCCCGATCACCTACATGACGGTCGATGAGGACGAGCGGCTGTGCCCGGTCGCCCTGTGGTTCTCGATCCCGGCCTTCACGTGACGGGCGGGCCGGGGGCAGGTTTCCCCCGGCTTTCCTTCATCTTGGTTCCAGTTCCGCCTCATCCGGTGCCTCGCCGTACAGGATCTTGTACGGGATGGCCCCTCCTTGACGGAAGACGCTGACTTCGAGGTTCTCGTACTCGTACTCTGCGTCACTAGGGCTGACGGATCGCCGCCACCAACCCTGAACCACCAGGGCCAGGGCGATCTGAATTTCATACCCGTCGCAATACTTGCCGATGCGATCATTTTCCAGATCATCGAACGTCATCTCGACGTTATCGATTTCCTCCTCGGTGTAATCGCCGCTGCCATTCTCGTCGAATTGGTAATCAATTTCCCGATAGGTCACGATGGACCCCTTCAGGGGCATGCTCGGTCGGATGATCGCGACCTCACCCCTCCGCCGACGACTCTCATGTACCACGAGGCCGCAGCCCTGGAGATCGTCAGTCACGCCAAAGCCGAGACCGATCTTGTGCTTGTTGCCGTAGGCGGTGATGAAGGCATCGACCATCGGCCAGTACTTCTCGACCGGCGGTTCGTTCTGCTTACCCTTGATCTGGTCCAGGGTGCCCCGCTCCGCCTCAATCGTGACATGCGGCCGGTTCTCGGGATCCCGCAGGCTGTAGATTTCGGTTCCGGCCGCGACATCGTCGGCATAGGACCCGACGCAGTGCCCCATGGCCTTCCCTTCGTAGTTCAGGGCCTGGGGTGTGGTAAGCTGGACCCAGCGGTAGCCGTTGGACAGTTCAAGGACGGGTTTTTCACCCTCCTGGGCCGACTGGGCCAGGGTCTTCTCCGCCTGCTTGGCCAGTTCGGCATGCCATCGCTGAGCCGCCTGCTCGGCCTGCTGAAGGGTCATGCGGGACAGCCGATGGGGGGTCAATACCGGATCGTTGTTCTGTGCCAGATGGCGGAACCAGTCCCACACCGGGGTGATCCGGTTACCCAGGCGGTCACGAGAAAATGACAGTTCAAAGGGGTCGATGAACACCAGATCCTCGCCGGCCTCGTGCTTGGCCATGAACCACGGCGGAAGCTGCGTCGTGTCGCGGTAGATAAAGTTGTTCGGGCTGCTGAACTTGACCCGCGTGAAGCCGCCACGGTGTTCGATTGTCGGGTTTCCCAGCACCTCCGGATGATCGACCAGCAGATACCGCCGCAGGGCTTTCTTGAACCAGTCGCGGACCGCCTTCCAGGGTTCGTCGGTTCGCATGAACAGCGGATCCGTCCGGTCAACGAAGTTCTGGATTTCGCCCTCTATCTCCTCGACATTGACCACATTACGGGCCTCGGTCAGGATTTCCCAAACGTTCATAGCAGTTCCCTCGCGTAAATCTGTATTTAACCGGAATAACTCCCTCCTGCAAGCGTGAGAAAACTGCGGTGTGTATGGAGTTTCAGAATGCAAACCTCTTCTAAATACTTGTATCCTTTCTTCAGGTGCGAACGCGGAAACCTAAATAAGGGGTGTTAATTCACCCCTTTCTTTTTGGTGTTCGATGTCAAAATCCCCCGAGGAACTCCGCCTGGAGTGCCTGTCGATGGCCGTGAGCCTGTTCGGCCCCGACACCGTTGACGCGGAAATCCTGGCCACTGCCGCCCGCTTCGCCGACTTCGTGCTCGCCCCGGCCGCTCCGGCTCCCAAGGCGAAGCCGGCTCTCAAGAAGGAACCGGCCCGCAAGGTCGAGCCCACCCCCAAGCCCGCCGCCAAACCCACCGACGACCCCGATCCCGAGGACGCCGGCCGGGACGACAAGATCGCGGCCCTGGTCAAGGATCTGTCGGCCGACCACCGGATCGTCATGAAGGCCCTGCTGGGCCGGGTCGAGACCAAGCACCTGGACGGGGCCTATCGGCAATATCTGCCGCGGGTCGTCAATTCCTGAATTTTGACACCACCCGGCGATCCCGTTACCGTCCCGGCATTTCCAGAGGCGGTACGGCAATGACAGAGCAGAGCACCATCACAATCCGGGATGTGACCTTCCATCCGGTGGACGGGGTCGAGGACGAGTACGAGGCGACGGGCCGCTGGGGCACCGCCAGGGTCGCCCTGGCGTGGCCGGGCGAGGACATCCATCCCGCGACCACCGTCAACGGCCTGCGGATCCCGCCGATCACCGACCAAACCCTGGCGGCCTGCGGCATCGCGGCGGCCGAGGGCGAGAACTACCACCTGCCGGCCCTGGCTTACGTCGCCGAGGTGCTTCGCTCCGCCCCGGTCGGCCTGTTCCGCTACCTGCCGGCGGCCCACGACACCGGCGGCCTGACCTACAGCCTGATCGGCGGGATCCTGGACCGCACCGGCTGTATCGTGGTGTATCACGGCGAGTGGCACGGCGAGGTGGTCAACCGCCAGATCGATATCGTGTTCTCCGCCCCGATGCCCCACGTGCTGTCGTTCCTCGAAACGGTGGCCGAGGAGGACAAAGAGGCGATGCGGCAGGCCGTCGAGGAGAGAATCCAGCATCTCCAGGGCGTCCTGACCGCGATGACCGCGTGAGCCCCGAAAAAAGTTTTGTGCAGTGCGGCACGATTTTCGTTGCAGTGCGTTAACGGTCTGGTAACTATCTTCGGATAGCTTGCCGTTACGCACTTCATTGGGCGTTTCCTCCCTAGACTTGAAAGGCCCGCCGGATTACCGCGGGCCTTTTTTTTGTCCGCCGGGGTGCCGCCGGGACGTTTTTTCGCGGGACCGTTATGGAACACAGAAAAGTACGCGGGTGTTATTGTTTTGTTAACGCGGGGGGTCTACAGTCCGGCTTCGACGCGATCCGGTCGGATGCCTCTCGCGTTTCCTCCCTGAACTGCAAGGCCCGCCGGATCACCGCGGGCCTTCTTTTTTGCCCGAATACCGAACTTGTTCATCTCTTATTAACTGTTTGGAACTATCTTCCGTCTCAGCACTTTGGTGTGTGTTTCCTCCTTGTCAAACTAGAGGCCCGCTGGATTACCGCGGGCCTTCTTTTTTGGAGAACTCCGGTCAGGACCGCGACATCACGATCCGCCGCCGGCACCCGGCAGGCTCCACCAGGGCGATCTGGTCGTCGGCCTTGACCCCGGTCCAAAGCGAACTGCCGACCGCCAGGATGGCCTTGTCCTGATCAACGATCCCGGAGATTTCCTGAAGCCGATCCCGGTTGGTGGCCTCCTGGACCCAGCCCGCCACCCGGCCGTCCTCGTGCATCATCAGGGCGAACAGCAGGGCGGGACAGCCGTCTCCCTGGGTGCTCCGGCCGTTCCAGGAGCCGATGACCCGCGTGTCGCTCCGGACCGGCGAGATCCCGCCGGCCGGGCCACCGACGCCCTGGCACCCGGCCAGGAGCAGGGCCAGCAGGGCGGCGAGATGTGGGACGCGGTTGGACGGCATGGTGCTCACTTCCTGATTAAATCGTAATTCGAGATGGCAAAGCCCATCGACACGGTTGAGTTCCCGACCCGCCGGCCCGATGATCGCTCACCCCTGGACCGGGGGTATGATAGCTTCGGTGAGAGGTTGACCGATACCGGGAACCGCACCCCCGCAGGGGGTATGACAGGAAGAGACCCATGATCAGGTCCTTTCCGGACACACACGCAATCCCCGCCGGGGATACGATGGCTACAGACCCTTGGAGCGGGCTAATGACCACCCCCTCCTGCGGGGGTATGAACGCCGGATCGATCCCGTGATCCGGCACCGGGTGAGCCAAAGGGTGCCGTACGGAGGGGGAATTGACGACACAGCCGCCCTGATGCAGTCTTGAGTTGTCTCACCCTCTTCCCTGGGGGCGGGACGCTGGTCGGTCGGTTTCAGTGCCGAACAAGAAGAACCGCCACCATGCCCCTTTGACTGGCCTCGCGACCCCTTCGACGCGGAAACCTAGGGATCGCGGGGTCATAATTTTGTTCATCCACCCGTTACTTCACGGGCCAGGACCACCGTCCGCTGGCAGCCGGACGGCTCGTGCAGCGTGATGCCGTAGCCGCCGTGGCGGCCGGTCCAGACGGTCCGGTCCACCGCCAGCCGAATGTCGGTTCCCTCGACCACGCCCCTGACTTCGCTCAGCAGCCGTTCGCCGCCCGCTCCCGAGGCCCAGCCCTCCAGCATCCGCTCCTTCTGGACCAGTTCGAAGGAAATCGCCGGGCACTGGGCCGAGTTATCGCTGATGCCGCTCCAGGTGACCGCGGGATCGGGAGCGGGGGCGGGGGTGGCCGGCTGGAGGGCCGGGGCGACCGCCTGACAGGCGGTGGTCACCAGCAGGATGGCAAGGCAGGGGAGTCGTGGCATTGAGGTTCCTCGGTCGGTAACGGCTTTCCTTCAACACCACGAGGTTCCGTTCAGTCCCAGGCGGGGACCAAAACCACATCGTTGCACAGGTTGCAGTCAGCGGGCAGAGGGGGAGGAGGGGCGGGAGGCGGTTCCTCGGCGAATCCATAACTGCTCGGATCGCGGTACCCGATGATGGGGATGAACACGGAGGTATCGAGCCGGTCGTCAGGAGGCACGATGGGAGTAATGACCAGATCCGTCTCGGTCGGGGGATTGTCGCCAATCAGGGGGTCGTTGGCGAACACGATCTCGGCCTCACCGAGCCCGAAGGTATCGAGGAACAGCAGGGTCTGGTCTCCCGGCGTTCCGCCCGCGGCGGCCGACACGTCCAGGCCGACACTGACGCCCGGATTGCTTTGGAAGTGAGGTTCCAGGTCCGCGTAGCTGAGGTCGCCGAAGCCGTTGAACTTGAGGGTGTCCTCGCCGGCCTTGAAGCCGTGGATGTGGTCATCGCGGCCGTTGGGGTGGATCTCGACAACATCGCGACCGGGGCCGAGATAAATCAGGTCATCGCCACCACCGGGCTGGATGACATCGTTGCCCTCAAGGTCCCGGATACGGTCCGCCCCGGCCTGGGCGTCGATGATGTCGTCCCCCTGGGTCCCCGTGAGGTCGTCGTCGCCCCCGGTTCCTGGAATCGCTGCCATGATGATCTGTTTTCCTGATGGAGAGGAGAACCCGCTTTGACGTGTCGTTGATACCCCCTGGGAGCGGGACCCCCCCGACAGGCCATTTCGTCTAGCCCAGTCACTCTGCCATCAAGCTTAGTCTCCTGTCAGTGAAATGGGTCACACAGCGTGTATCTCCGACGATGTCGGTCTCGACGATGTAGTAAGGGGCCTCCCGTTCTCAGAAGTCACCGAAATCAGCCACCCCCGCGATGTCGAAGTAGCTGCCGGTGATTTCGGTATCGGTCGGCACGGCAGACGGATTGATGTCGTCCGTGAGGGTGACGCTGGGGCGTGGCGGTAATTTGCCCCCTGGATCAATTGGAGTGACCACGTCCAGAACCGGTCGGTTGAACATGATATTGTTGGGCGTGAGTTCGTCTTCGCTCATATAGGAGGCGAATTCTACGTTGACAAAGACACCGTCGTGACCGAAGCCGCCGCCCGGATAGATCGAGACGGGATAGTTTGGATTGCTGAACGAGCCGACTTCGAGAAACGGCGACTTCAGGTCGTCGAAACTGTCGAACGAAGGGAAGTCATTGAACACGACAGCATCTCGACTGGGGTCGAAGTCCTTGATGAAAACGGACCCCGAATCGGGCGTTATCAATATGATGTCATCGCCGTTGTGTGTCCAGATGGCATCCAGGCCGCCCTTCGTGTAGATGGTGTCGTCGCCGTCCGTTGACGGATCCCCAGTACCTTCGAATTCACGACCCGCGACATCACCGACGACAACACCGATGGCATTATTAGAGCCGACCAAGTCGTTTCCATCGGTCCCGAGGACGAAGTCGTCGAACGGGTCCGGCCTAACCGGTTCGGGGGGTGGCGGGATCGGGACGTAGTCGGGATCGTAAAACTCGCCCGTGTTGACCCCCAGATCACCAGGAAATATCCCCGTGGTCTCCCGAAAAATCATGGTTGGCGGCCCCGGCTTCCCTCCGGCTGCCGCCGTCAGGTCGATGGATGCGTCCGCCTCGCGGTTGATAATATATGGCGTCACGTCATCCGGACTGTCGATGGTCGGGAAATAGTTGACCAACAGAGTGTCTTCGCCCGACGTAAACCCGAAGATCACATCGTTGCCGCCATAGGGTTCGATCTCAACGCTGTCTCGTCCGGGACCGAGCGTGATGGCATCATCGCCTCGGCCCGGCATGATGTAGTCGTCGCCCTCGGTGTCGGGAAGTGTGTCGTTGCCGTCAGTACCGGATATCCGAGCCATGGTGCGTTCCTCCAGTTTCAATACCCGACGCTACTCAGGCGGCACCGGGTTGAGGCGGGTGCCTTCATCGATCAGGTGGGGCGTGATTTCGACCGGCAGGGGGTGAACCCCGGTATCGATAATTGGTGGAATATAGACCTCTTGGTCCAAGGTTGTCGTCGTACCGACTGCTTGACCGAAATCGTCGGCGTTGATCGGTTGCCAGTCCGGCGGGTACGGGACATAGTCGGGATCGTAGAACTCCCCGGTGTTGACCCCAATGTCCTCGGCCCGCACCATGGTGCTTTCGCGGAAGGTCACGACCAGCGTGCCGGGGGTTTCGGCCGCGGCGGCCGACACATCGATGGTGGTGATGCCCCTGTCGGAGTCGTGGACCACAAACGGGTACACGTCGTCGGGGCTGTCAATTGTCGGGAAATAGTTGATCAGCAGGGTGTCTTCGCCGGACGTGAAGTCCACAATGGTATCGTTGCCGCTGTAGGGTTCGATCTCGACGCTGTCGCGACCAGGGCCGGTACTGACGATGTCGTCGCCCTTGATCGGCGTAAAGTAATCATCTCCCTGGGTGCCGCTCAGAATGTCGTTGCCGTTGGTTCCGGGCCAGATCGCCATGGTAGCCTCCTGTGTTGCGGCCTCTGCGAGATCCCCAGAGGTGGTGCAGTTCGACGAAACCTAACCGAGGATGATGTCCGGAGGTCTGATAGGCTCGGGGTCCCAGAATGGGCCAGGGCGGGGCGGAACGCAGAGGTCGCCACACCACCGGGTCGGGTCCTCAAACGGGGATGGTTCCGGAAACAGGGGTGGTTCCGGCCCCCGGAAAGGCTGGATTGGCTCCGCAACCAACGGGAAGGGCGGGTCGTCGATGAACTCCAGGTCGGCGTCGGTGATTACCCCGATGCCGTCCCGGAACGTCACGGTATCGCTGCCCGGTTCGGCATCGCCCAGGGCCGAAAGATCGACAACCAGGGTGCCGGGTTCCGGTTCGCTCCACTCCAGGTCGTCGAATAACACATCGGGGTCGGAGGTGCTCAGCAGCAGAGTATCCTGCCCCGCTTCGAACCCGTAAAGAGTATCGTGACTTCCGCCACGGCTGATCGTCACCGTGTCGGGTTCGGGTGTGAGGTGGAAGGCATCGTCACTGTCGGAAATGCCCTCGAAAGTTGCCATCAGAGTCTCCTGTCATCACTACTCAGAAAATGTCTAACCCCAGAAGGCTTCCGCAAAGCTCGTCGGGCCTTTTGTTGGTGTCGGAAAATCCATCAAATCTCGTCATCATGGCCTCCGGATAACAATCATTGATACCAACCGGGCGGAAGCTATCAGAACATCAAATCGCTCATGAACGACCGGTCGGGTACGGTCACGAGATCATCCACCGTCGCGGTCGGATCGATGTCCGGGCTGGGGTCGGGTTCCTCAACCTCGAACCGGTTGGGATCGAACGGGCCGGCGGGGTCGATGTCAGCCACTTCATCGTCGGGATTACCACCATCCAGGCGGTCGTTGGCGAACACGATGTCACCCTCGCCAAGCCCGGAGACACCGGTGATCAGCAGGTTCTGGTTTGTTGTCCCCGCGGCGGCGTCCAGGTCGAGACTGACCTTGGGTACCGCGTCGTCATAGCTGCGGAAGTGCAGTTCCAGGTCGGCGTAGCTGAGGTCGCCGAAGCCGTTGAGCTTCAGGGTATCCTCGCCGGACTTGAAGCCTTGAATCATGTCGTTGCGTTCGTCGGGGCGGATCTCGACCGTATCGCGGCCAGGGCCGAGTGCCACAAGGTCGTCGCCGCCGCCCGGCTGGACGACATCGTCGCCCTCAAGATCCTGGATAACGTCCGCCCCGTCCTTGGCGTCAATGATGTCGTCACCCAGGGTGCCGGCGAGGTTGTCGTCGTCGTCTGTGCCGGGAATATACGTTGCCATGATGGTCCTCCAGTGGGTAGGCTCCTAGGATAAATCGAATTGGGGCCGTACCAGCCCGGCGATCTCTACGTTCTCGGATTCGATGGGGCCGCTCGGGCCGAAGTCGGTCGGTTCCTGCCCCAGACGCTCCAGGTTTTCGATATCGAGACTTCCGTCCGGCTCTGGTGGGGGAGTCTCCAGGCGGGGCTCTTTGAATATCCCGATGTCCTCCTGCGGGTTGATCCCGAAGCCTCCCCGGAACGTCAGGGTCTGGGTACCGGGGGTTTGCCCGTCGGCTGCCGATACGTCGAGACTCACAGTGGCGGTCTCCGGGTCGCTGCTGAAGTGCGGCTCCAGGTCGCTCAGGCTATCGAGGTTCGTGAAGCCGATAAACTCGATTTCATGCGTACCGGATCGAAAGTCGAGGATGGTGTCATGGTCCCCGCCGGGGTTGATCACGACGGTATCCGCTTCGGGACCCAGGACCACCTCGTCGTTGCCGCTGCCCGGATAAAAGACATCGTAGTCTCCCCGGCCCGTGAGCGTATCGTCGCCGCCGTAGCCGGCGAGCACGTCGTCCTCGTCGGTGCCGGTCAGCTTGTCGTTATGATTGCTGCCGTAGATCCGGGCCATGGTGTCCTCGTGACGTACCGCTTGATCGGGGCCGCGTCCTCAAGTGAGGACGCCTGACCTGATGTCGAAAAAATCATCGATCACGTACGGGACGCCGACCAGCGTGATCGTTTGAGGGGTGGGGCCGAGAAGATCGACGGTCCCGGAATACGCTGACAGGTCGATCACGGCGTTGCCATCATCGAATGTGATGCCGGGGGCGACATGATCGTCATACGTCAGCCCAGTGGGGAAGCCGAAAAGCATAATGGTATCCTGGTTTTCGTTGTGGACCTCAAAGTCGAGAATGATGTCCTTACCCTCGCCCGGCTCAATCACAAAGGTATCAGGATCGCCCCCACCCTCGACAATGTCGTCACCGTTTCCGCTCTCGATATGATCGTTACCCGCCTCCCCGTTGATTACATCATCGCCGTCACCGCCTTCGATGAGGTCTTCTCCGTCGCCTCCGTTGATTACATCACCCCCGCCGAAGCCGTAGATCGAGTCGTTCCCGGCTGCTCCCGAGAACGTATCACCGTGCGGCCCGCCAACCAGTTCGTCACGGTCCGGGGTCCCGGTCGCGGTGAAGATCCCGCTTGGTGCCTCGGTAGGGCCGGGGGTGAGCATTACTTCATCTTCATCCATGACATGTCTCCTTTAGATCTTGTCCAGGCCGCCGTCCGGCGATGACCTACCCCTCGACGGTGTCACCCGGTGGGACTCCGACGACATCGAGGGTGTCATCCGGTGGCAGCCCGCCGACCCCGGTGAGCGTTGGAACCGCGATCCCGACGCCCTTGACATCGTTGGCGGTCACTTTTGGGCTGCCCGTCAGCGTGATGCTCAACGAGTCGTTCGGCACTTCGATATTTGTGGCGGTCTGCGTGAAGCCCTCCGGACCGCCCGTAAAGTAGGGGATAATCGAGATCTTTGTGTCGAGCGGAAACCCCGTAAACACGAGGGTATCCTTGCCGACTTCGAAGTCTCCGATGGTGTCATCGCCGTCGTCCGGCTCAAATATGAATTGATCGGCCCCCGGCCCACCGTAGGACGTGTCGTCCTGGGACCCGCCGGAAAGCTCATCATCGCCCGCTGCCCCGAACAGAGTGTCATCGTCCCCGCCGCCGTACAGGTCGTCGTTGTCCGCCCCGCCGTTCAGGGCGTCCTTGTCCGGTCCGCCGTACAGGGCGTCCATCCCGTCCTGGCCGGACAACTCGTCGCGGTCGGCACCACCACTGACCACATCGTCGCCCGCCCCGGCATTGATGCGGTCGGGCTCCGGCCCTCCGGCGATGGTGTCGTCGCCGTCGGTCGGGGTCAGGCCATCCTGGACAGGATCATCGTCGCCGTCGCGTGGGCCGTCGTCATCGTCCGGTTCGTCGTCATCAGCCGATCCGCCGGTTTCATCGCCGTCGAGGATATCGTCCTCTTCATCCATGGCATGTCTCCTGTCCTGCTACACAGTGAGAAACCACACGGGATCGCAGCCCACCGGGTCCGCACACTCCAGCGGAGGCGGTAGTTTCTGTATGCTCCGGGAAACTGGGGTCGGGCGGAAGTATCCGACCACAACATCACCAGAGATTACTTTCATGGATTTCAGGTGTCTAGCGGCTAATCGCTGATGTTAATCCTATTTCTGATAGATGCGGTATTGTCACACTTGGTTGCAGGTGAGCCAAATTCGGGTCAACCTTACCGTGAGGGGGTCTCCTGCTGGTGGCGGGAAATTCGTGCCAGCGGGTCAACCGACCCCGAAGTCGTCGAACGGGAGGTGAGGCTCGGGTCCGGGATCCCTATCGTGCTACGGGTTGAACAGCCAGTCCGGGCTCCCGGAGGCTTGCTCGACATCGACGGGGGGATCGATGGGGAAGCCAGGATCCGGCGGCTCCGGAGAAACCGCCGGTGCTTCGGCGTCCGGGGCTTCGGGGTCGATCAAGAAATCCCTCGCCCGCAGGTCCTGGACGTTGAACAGAAAAAGGGTCTGCGTCCCTGGGGGCCTGCCGTCGGCGGCCCCCACGTCGATCAGGCTGTCGTTCCCCTCGGTCGTGATGAACGGAGCGAGGTCCTCAAACGTCCGGACCTTCACGGTGTACGCGATCTCGATCATGTCGAGGCCGGGCTCGAAATCGACGATCTCCTTGTTGCCGTCGCCGACCTGCCAGAAGATGTGGTCGGACCCTTCCCCGGTAACGAAGACATCGTCACTAGGCCGAACTCCACTCAGTAGGTCGTCGCCGTCCCCGCCATCCAGGAGATCGACGCCCTCGCCGCCGTCCAGGACATCGTCACCGGGGCCGCCGAAAATTTTATCGTTACCCGGTCCGCCGCCGAGCGTATCCTTACCCTCCTCCCCATTGATCGTGTCGTCGGCGACGGTCCCGGCGTGAAAGTCGTCACCGGGGGTACCGGTATAGTCCGCCATGAGGCCCTCCTTGTCGTGTCGGTGATTGCCCCACCCAAGAGGGCGTCGGGGACCTGAG